TTCCACCTTGAAAAACTCGCGATATAAATCCTTTTCTTTATTATAGCATTCATTATAATAAACGACATATTTGCGCATCATCTCTTGGGTCAGACCTTCGGGTAAATCTTGGGCGTTTTGTTTACGCGCTCGTTTAGTGTCGGAGGCAATACCTCTTGTGTTTTGTTCTTGTTCTTCGCGGGTAGCAATTTTAAGATTTGGTAGCGTATTGTTTAACGGATTTCGATCAAGATGGTCGACGCTTATATTTTTCGTCCCCTTTCCATTACCGCGACAATCCATAATAATTTGGTGGATAAATAAGTTTAATGCGCAACAGATATATCCATTTTGATGTTTATAAAATGTTATTTTTTTAGCGTTATTATATTTTGTCTCAAACTCTATAATTTTTAAATACGAGTCGGCGGAGAGAATACATAATGTATCTTTTTCACAATACATAAGTATCCTTTCTTCATTCGTGCTCGTTCGGATTTTCCACATAGGGTTTTTTAAAACAAAGGCATCGTTGCCTACCGAATAATAATGTCCTTGTATATATTCTAATATTGTATAATTTTGTTTAACGACTTCATCGTGATATTTGTGATATATTTCTACATTACTACGCCGCAGGTCATAATGATTGTTATTTTTAAAATCATAATTTATATTGCCAGAATTATAGATAAATATATGTTCTATCAGTGAAACGCGTTTATAATTATATACATAGGAAGGATATATGTCGTAATCATTCACGAAATTAAATTTCTTCCCCGCTACAACAAAACTATTAAAATCGGTTAAATCGAGTAAATATTTCTTTCCCGAAAAATCTAAAACGCCGCACAATAAGGCAGTGTCAACTGTGGCGATTACTTTCATTTGAGTCTGTGTTTCAAGCGATTGCGCGGCGTTTAAATATTCAATTTTTTCGTTAATCATATTATAATTACTATAGTATGATTTGTCTTTAAGTATTGTTTGTAATAAATTAAAATGTAATAAGTGTTTTTTAACCACCCATTCCGCTCAGTTGGAATATGCCAAACCACCCATACCCGACATCACACGCAACACGTTGTAGTTGGTAGCATAGACACGGACCTTGGCGGTGTTAGTTCCCTGCACGGTCGCATTGGACAACACCAGTTGGAGGGTGGCGTTATCAATGCGCGAGAAGTTGCAAGAACCCGAGGGTTGGTGCTCTTCCGGGCGGAGGGCGAACGAGTACACGTTGATACCCGAGTCAGGGGCACGAGTGTGGTGTTGGTAAGGTTGAACAAGGTCGAAGTATGTTCCTTCACGTTCCGAGAATCGGTCCTGACCGTTAAGCTGCAACTTGGCAGTAACGACAGGGTTCTGTCCCCAGCAGTGCATATCCAACGAGGCCTCAGTCAGCACAAAGGTGCCGGCATCAGAGACACCTGAGGGATTTGCGGTATTGCTAAGACTATCAAATATTGAACCGGTCGCCCATTCGGTAATACCCGTGTTGGTAACGTTGACCGCACCAGGGTCGTTAAAGAGACCAGAACCGTTGACAAAGTCGTTAGACAAGGCCGAGGTAGGTCCAGCGAACGCCATAATGGAGTTAGGGAGGGCATCCACACCATCAGTGTAGTTGAAGGGTTGGGCACCGAGGGTCTTGTACAACACGGTTCCGCCGGTAAGCGACGAGCAGTAATCGACGTTCTGATCAGGTTGGACAACAAAAACCAACTCCTTGCAGGGGTGGTTAAAGTTAAGCTTGATCTTGTTGGAGGACGATCCGACGGATTCATCTCCAGTGAACTGCAACTGTTCAATCAAATACTCGTGGGGGTTCTGGGCCATACGACGGCGCTCATCCGTGTCCAAGAAGACGTAGTCGACATAGAGGGACGCGGCAACGAGGGATTGCTGGTAGGCAGTGGTGGCGCGGACGGAACCGGTGCTGGCAGTCAAACTGTTGACGGCCCACAAGCACTCATCAATAGGGCGGATGTCAAGGTTAATCTTGACTTCGTGGTATTGAAGGGCAATGAGGGGGAGCGCCAAACCAGGGTTTCGGCAGTACCAGAATTGGAAGGGGATATAAAGAGTAGTTTCAGGGAGGGCGTTACGGGGTTCGCACACTTGAACGGGGGCACCACCAGCACAAGGACCATCAACACCAGAGAAGTTAGGGTCAGTGATAAAGGTCAATTGAGAGGTGTTACCAATCATCTTGAAGTAACCACGCTCCTGCTCCTTGGAGAGCGTGAGCTGATTCCACAAGTGCATCCAGTCACCATACTGGCGATCAATACGTTGACCACCGATTTCAACTTCAACCTGGGAGATCATCTGCTCACCAGGGAAGTCGAGCCAACGGGCCCAGAGACCAGTTGAGGACATAGTCTGGTTGATTTCAGGCAAAGTCACCTGTAAGTAGGTGCGGTATGCCAAATCACCGTTACGGCTGATGGTACAGGTGACACGACGACCAAAGTCGGCTTGACCGTTGAAAGTCTGTTCGATGGATTCCATCGAAAAGTTGGTGTGGCGACGGTAAGTCACCTTCCAGAAAGTAATCTGCGGGTTACCCGTAAGGTAAACATCTTGAGCGCCGTAAGCTACGAGTTGCATTAATCCTCCTCCCATTGTGTTATATTATTGCTAAAGAAAAAAAAATAAAATATTTTAATTTAATTCATTTTATAAAAATATTTTATTCATAGGATATGAAAAAAGAGAAAAAGATAAAAAGAGAAAAAAATATAATACGTTTATCTAACCTAAGGCGCTAAAGGCGCTAAAGGCACTAAACGTTATTTTTCATATTTTCTTCAATAAATTTCCTTAAATAGGTTTCTAAAAATATCTCTTTTTTCCCTTCGTGTTTTTTTGAAAAAATAAAAGCATCCTTCTGTTTTTTAATTGCCCATCCATTTTCTAAAGCACTGTAAATAAACTTTAATTTTTGTAAATGTATATAATCAATACTGTCGTCCTTCGCAGTATTATTAGTATGAATTTCAAGATTAAAATCCATTTTTAAAACTAGACTAGAAAACATTAATTATTTCTAAACCAAAACCCCTATGTTTATTTTTGCTTAAATAGATAGTTATATTAGTTATATAAATCAAAATGCCAGTATTTAAACCTAAAAGTGGAAAAAAATTAATTGTATCTAAAAAGAATATCAATACAATCGATAGTAAACATACAGAGATTATTGAAAACACCCGTATTGCGAAAGAGATTGAATTACCCGAACTAAAACAAACTAAAACTGAAATTAAAATGAAATTGAAACAATCTAATTTATCTATCGACGAGAGATTACAATTGACTGATAAATTGAAAGAAATAAAACAACAAATTGCCAATATTAATAAAATGGAAAAGGAATATTTGCTAAATAATTCAGAATTTATTTTTGATTATTTTGAAAATAAAAAGAATATTGCCGATTGTTCAAATAAACCAATTTCATCGGCATTAGATAAATTTTTTAAAATTAATACAGATGACGATACATCCCAAAGAGACCAATTATTAAAAGAAAGACAAACGATACAAAAATATATGAATAATGTAGACAATACGTGTTTGGATATTAATAATTTTATTGTTGCGACTGATATTTGTAAATTTTGTAATAAAGGCGAATTAATTGCGGTAGATTATGAAGGCGTGATGATATGTAATGTTTGTTCAAAAAGTATACGCTATTTAATTGAAAACGAGAAACCATCTTATAAAGAACCGCCAAAAGAAGTATGTTTTTATGCTTATAAACGTATCAACCATTTTCGCGAAATATTAGCGCAATTTCAAGCCAAAGAAACCACGCAAATACCGGATGAAGTCATTGAAAAAATTAATATTCAAATGTTAAAAGAGCGAATCACGGTTGACCAAATGACCAACACATGTACGAAAGAGATGTTGAAAAAACTCGGGTATAACAAGTTTTATGAACATATTCCGTTTATTAAAGATAAATTAGGCATTAAACCGCCAATTATGAGTTCGGAATTAGAAACGACCTTGTGTAATTTATTTATGGATATTCAAAGTCCTTACGCAAAATATTGTCCAGACAATCGAGTTAATTTTTTGAATTATTTTTATACGGTCTATAAATTATGCGAATTATTAGACCAGCACCAGTTTTTACCCTATTTTCCAATGCTAAAAGACCGCGAGAAACGAATTGAACAGGATGAGATTTGGAAAAATATTTGCGATGAACTGGACTGGGAGTATATCCCGACGATTTAAAACCACACCTAAACTCTATTCACGATGCGGTGCTTATTTAATATATGCTTTATCATATATGTTATATTTTATATAACATACATACCGAATCAATTAATCAAACTTGATTACAATTTCCACTTCTTCGTTTTTTATCGTTTTTGAAGCGGAAATGGATAACTCTTCGCGCTTTTTTCGCGTTTTTTGGGTAGTAGTTACCTTTCGTTTTGAAGTGCTGCTACGACTATTCATATCCTTTTCAATTGCCGCATAATTATTCTCAATATAATTAATGACCTCATTATCAAATGCCCATTTAAAAAAGTTAAGTTGTCCGATTGTGGTTTGAATATGAGTGTTATCTTTATATGGAATACTAATACGGTCCCAGCGACAAAAAGGGTCAAAACGACGTTTCGAATATGCCCGCAATTTTAATTTATAATCAATATAGACCTTAAACCGATTTCCATTCGCCAATTCGTAGACGGTATAATATTTCTTGGCATAATTTGTCGTAAACCAATCGACAATTCTTAACGAAATATTTACGTTACCATTTATAATTGCCAGCATACGGTCTAAATTGTCTTGATTTTTATAATAGGTCATTAAATTGTTTAACAATAAAGCATTCTGCGATGAATACGCTTGACTATTATTATTGCTCATTTATAATAGAATATTAGACCACGTACATTTAAACCATTATTTGTCTAATTCAATTTATCATTTTATATAAATATATATTTCCCCGTTTATATTTTTCCGTTTTTTTATCCTTTTTGTGGCATTAGAAAACTCATTTGGACATCAATGTCTTTTACGTAATTATTTGTTACCATAAATGGGTTATAAGTGGTTTGTCCCATTAAATGCCGTTCGCTTAATTTTAAACTCGAAATCTCTCTTTTATTTGAAATCTCTCTATGAATGCCACTCAAATGTATTTCGGCATTGCTTGCTACGGTGGATGGTATCTTATTTTCAATAGAATCCATTGTAGCACTTGAATCAACTGATTGCGGTTTATCGGTTATATAAGACCGTTCACATTTTTCGGTACCTTTTCGCCAGACATATTCTTCCATAAATAATAATATTATAATATGCCTATAATACTATTTTACTTTTTTTCGTCATTTTCGTCTTTTTCGTCATTTTCGTCATTTTTTTTTATTTTTAATTTTTTCGTAAAGGTAAACTTTTCAAACGGCATTACCCGCCGCTGTAAATTACATTTTAAACACGAAATACACGTGTTGGCGCTTGTATGCCCCAACGCATTATCACGGCGGTCGAGGGTCCACTGATACGGATCTCTCACGTTTTTATAAAGAATAAATACAGGTTTGTTACAATAACCACATTGTAATTTATTAGAAACAAGTTTTTCAATCACATCGACCGGTGTAATTAAGGTACTCGTGTCACTGATATTCTTTTTCAAATCTTGCCCTTTGTACCCTTGTATTTTATGTTCTATTTCTTTCGTGTAGAGAGATTTTAAAGGAAAATCACATTCCATATATAATTTTCTAATACTATCCAGTTGGATTGGATGCGTCAAAGCAGTGTCAGCGATATCCGTCATATGTTTGCGAATAGATTGATACGTCTCATTACCAATTTCATTTATTTTATCGATATTATGTTTACCGGTTATATTTATGGCGCGTACACTTGACATAATATATAAACTTATTATATGATAAATCTCTTTATATCTTTTATATCTTTATCTAAAACAAGTTAAACTTAGGACGCTATATTATATATTACTCAATA